GATGATGGGCGGGTTGATCTCGCGCTTGAACCCGGTGATGAGCCGGGCCATGACGGCCTCGAAGATCGAGTGGCTGAACCGATCGACGTACAGGAGCGGCACGGCCTTGTAGGCACGTTCTCCCTGACGGCTCTTGTCCAACTGGTAGAACTCGCCGTTCGTGCCCTGGTAGGACGACTGGTCGCCGTCCACGCGGGAGAACATCGACTCGCCCAGCCCGCCGTACTGGATCGTCCACGGGACGTAGCCGTACTCGTGCGCGGTGACAGGGACAATCTCCACGTCATCGACACAAACGGCGCGGTACCACGTGTCCCAGTATTCGTAGACCGGAATCTCCATCCGGTCGGTCAGGTCGCGCCCGAACTTCTTTTCGAGTTTGGCCCGCGCCTCCGGGTGGAAGTCGCCGTACTCGGCGGTGATGTTGGCGATGGAGTCGCGGTAGACCCGGTACACCTGGTGGAGCCCGCGCTTGCCCATCCAGACCGGGTAGACCTGCATTGGCTCGATCAACGACAGAATGATCGGCATGTCGGGATCGGACGGGTCGAGCACCTGGCGCGAGCAGTACATGCCGCGGTCGGTGAACATCTCCGCCTCGTCCAGCCGCATCGGGCGGTTGCCGCCGGCCGCGTGCTGCCACTCCAGTTCCTTCATCAGCCACACGGCGGCGTCTTCGACGTACTGCGCCTTACGCCGCAACTCGTCGGCGTAGACGTTCTTGCGCACGCCCACCTTGGTTGATGCGATCCGGGTGATGAAGGCGTCGCGCTTGCGCCGCATCATCGGGGAGATGAACTCTTCCTGGAGCCCGTGGCGCCGGTCCTCCAGGTCCTCCTCGAAGATGCCGGTCTTTTCCATCCGAATCCACGCGNNTCTCCAGCAAGTTCCGCCAGAGATCACCCTGCCGGTAGAGTTCGTCGGCCTGTTGCTTGATGCGCTTCGGGTCCGGCTTCGGCGGCTTGACGTAGTTCGCCGGGTAGCGCGGACCGGGCAACTCCGCCTGGGGAACGAGTTGCTTCAAGGCGTCCAGGAGGGCGACCGGGTTGATGGACTCTTGCGCCATCATCCCGCCAGGCGGAGCCGGTTGGAACGGAGGCGGTGGCACGAACGAGTTGACCATTTACCGGCCTCCCGTGTAGAGCGTCGCGCGGTGCTTGGGCGCGATCAGCGAAGACTTCTTCGTGTAGAGCGTGGCGTGCTGCGGCTTCTTGTCGCGGTTCTGCGTCGCCACCTGGAGCAACTTGCTGCGGCTCCGCTTGTAGACCGCCCAGAACTCCAGCGCCGTGACGACGTGGCTGGTCCAGTCGTGGAGCGGGACCTTCATCTCGGAGAGCCCCGGCTTATCCTGCGGCTTGAAGCGGTTGTTCTTCAGGCACTTGTGGGCGAAGATCGCGCCCGCCGCACCGGAGAAGCGCATTCGCCGCACGTACTCGGTGAGGCTCTCGCGCCGTCCCTTGAAGGAGACCAGGGACTTCATGTACATCCCCTTGTCCTTCTCGTTGTGGCGGTTGCGGTTGAACAGGATCGGCTGCCCCTGCGGGTTCTTGAAGGTGGCGAACACGGTGTAGAACGTGTCCATCGTGACGCCGTTACTGCTGTCGCCGTAGGTGTCGCCCACGTAGGTTGGGGCAGGGATGCGCTTCAACAGGTCCATAAAGGCGTACTCACGTTCGCCGTACATGCCGGGGTAGCGTTCCTCGTCCGGTGTTGCGGACAACAACGTCCCGTAGAACGGCGCGTCCACGCCCCGGTTCTGGTAGAAGTCGAGCACGTTGTACGTGCCGTCCGCGTCGTCCTCTTGCAGGACGCCGATGGCGCATTCGTCCAGTTGGCCGGGGTCGCACATGACGTAAGTCGCGCCCATCGGGAGCACGTCGATCAGCGGGTTCGGTTCCAACTCCGGGTCCCACGAGGTCGGGTAGACCCAGCCGGAATCCCCGGCGTGCGGGTTGCGCAGGATTTCGCGCTCGAAGTCGGCTGGCCGGGAGGCGTAGCGGACCTTCTCGCCCTCGAAGTAGGCATCGTCGTTGAGCGGGTTGTCCCACCAGTCGATCTCGAAGAGCGCCGGGCGGTGCTCCATGTCGGTACCGGTGCGCAGGTTGTAGAAGTCCGGCCCTTCCGTCAGATGCTCGGTGGAGACGCCGAAGCGGTGACCGGTCGTGGCGGCGATGCCGTTCCAGATGTCGAGCAGGTCAGGCACGAGCGCGGCTTCGTCGATCGCCGCCCACGTCACGCGGTCGCCGCGTCCCGCCTTGCTGGTCGTGGACTCACCGGAGAGTTCGTTGCGGTTCTCCGGGTTGAGCATAAAGAGTTTCTGGCGGTGCTTGTCCGGGTCGTATCCGGCGGGCCGTTGCCACTCAGGCAAGGCCCAGAACATGCGATCGATCTTGGCGAAGAGGGAACGGTGGTTCTTGGAGTCCACCAGGTCCTCGCGCCGGGAGATGAGCAGCACGTTCCACGGGTTCTTGAACAGCCAGCCGTGCAGCGCCCACGCGCAGAACATCCAGGACGCGCCCACGTCGCGGGTTTTGGAGACGATGCCGTCCGCTTCCGGGCCTTTGGCCGTGAGACAGCCTTCGGCCCAGCGCATCATGTCGATCTGCTTGGCGAACGGGAGGAAGGGGAGGTTGCCGCCGCCGAGGGCGTTGCGGTCCTGCCGGGGCTCGAAGATCGTGCCGTAGATCGTGAGCCAGTAGGCGAAGTCCTGGGAACAGTAGTACCGCTCGATCGGGATGAGGTCCGGGTACTGCGAGCACTCCCAGACTCGTTGCACCCGGTAGCGGTACACGTCGTCGCGCCATTTGAGGTAGTCCGCTCGTTTCTGATCGGCAAGCGGATCGTCCGGCGCGCTGGGAGCGGGCGGAATCCGTTGCAGATGATCCGGGAGAAACGAAACGAGCGTGTCGGTCACGGCATCCTACTTACAGGTGCATTTGCTCTTGGGCTTCTTGCACTTCGGGCACATCTTCTCCGCCTTCATCCGTCCTCCTTGATGAGATCGCCAAGAATTGGGAGACCGCCTTCGCGGGCAACGTCGATAACCAGAAGCGCGGCGGCAAACTTGATGTCGTTTGTGGAGAGCCCGCGAAGCGCATCCACCACAACGTCCATTGCGTCAACAACCACGTCGTCATTTGATCGACGATCTCGTCCAAGTCCATGTGGCATCCTACTGTCCGCCGAACAAGCCGAGCAACGGGTTCCCTTGCGGCGCGGCTGCCGCCATTGCGTCGATCCCTGGTTGCTGCCGAGCCTGTGCGCCCTGCGCGAGCAACATGAGCAGCATTGGCAGGATTTGCCGCATGTCCATCGTGTTCTCGCCCATCGGCGGCTGCCCCATCGCGTCGTTGTACGGGGATGGCGTCATGGGCTGCGGACCGCCCTGTCCGATGCCGGGCGATGGCGGCGCGTACCGCTGCATCAGGGGCGAGTTGCGGTACGACGCCAGCTCCGGGTTGCCGGGGATGGGCTGACCGGTTCCCCCGGCCACGCCCATCGAGCGGTCAAGTTGGTTCATCGGCATCGACGTATTCCCCCTGGTTGAGGTCGAACATGCCGTCCGGCCCCTTGACGAGCAGGGGTGGCTGGAGCCGAAGCCCCCGCCGTTCCCCCTTGCTCTTGGCTCGCCATGCGGCGAGATAGCCGTCGATCTGCTTCTGGTCCCACGTCTCCCCCGGAACCGCGAGCGGTTGAGGCTCGGGTTCCGGGGCGACGGTGATGGGCTTGCGTGACGTTTTCGCCGCCATGGCTAGCTCGTCGCGAACGGCGTGGCTTCGGTGCCGGTGGCGGAGCCGTAGCCCCAGACGAGGTACTGCGTCGCGCTGATGCCGATGAGGCGAACGTAGTCACCGATGATGCCGCCGGTGGTGGAGCCGTTGCCGGACCAGGCCCGGATGGTCGTGCCGTTTGCGGCGTGCGCCGCCGTGACGAACGTGCCGTCCGTGGACTGGATGAAGTGTCCGAGCATGAAGGTGGAGGCCGGGGTCAGGATCTTG